ATTTAGAAAAAATAGATGTTAATATAGATTTGTCAAAAGCTAAAAAATAACAAAAATGCCAACTACAGGAATTATTAATGGTACGTTGATGAGGTTATATAAAGATAGCACTGCTATCGGTTACGCCACATCGTGCCAAATGAACATCTCGGCTGCAATGCGTGAAATTCTTACAAAGGATTCTGCAAGCGGAGGATGGAGAGAAGTAAAGAAAGGTCAGTTATCTGGCACACTATCAACTGAAGCATTGTATGCCGGTCCTGGTGATTCATCTACCAATTATTTGTTTGATGATCTCTTTACAGATTTGATTAGTGGTACTGCACTGACTATTAAATTTACTACAGATGTCAGCGGAGACAATGTGTTTACAATGCAAGCCATTTGTACATCATTGGATTTAAACGCAGCCGTAGAAGAAAATACAAGCTACTCAGCTTCTTTTGAAGTTAGCGGTGCAATTGTTAAGACTACAAAATAATTTTAAAAATTACCTAAAATGAAAACAATAAAAATAGCTAATGCGGACATTCCAGTAAAGTTTGGTATGTTCGTTTTAGGTACATTTTTAAGGGAGAGGAATCTTAAACTAAGTGACCTCTCCCAACTTGGCGAAGACCTCCTATTTGCCCTTGAACTTGCCTTTGCAGGTGTACAGGCAGGTTACAAGGCAAAGGGAGAAAAGTGCCCATATACCTTAGAAAAGTTTTGCGATTTAGTTGACTTGGACAAGGGAGGAATAAACAGGATAACGGAGCTGATAACAAATGAGATTTCAGTGCCTGAAGATCCAGAAAGAAAAAACGAGATAGCGGAGGAGGTGAATTAACACTTGACTACATCGAAAGATTTTGTTTTGGAGTCCTTAGATTCCATCCTTCGCAATACTATGAGATGACATTGAGAGAGGTTATTATAGCTATGCAAGGTTATAATAACCAATTTGAAATAGAGCAGCAATTTGAGTGGGAAAGAGCCAGGTGGCAAACAACACTTTTATTAAATGTTCATACTGCAAAAGGCAAATCAATTAAGCCTAAAGATTTGATTGAATTTCCTTGGGAGACAGATAACGTAAAACCAACTAAAAGAAGTTTGTCAGAATTTGACAAGTCAATTTTTGACAAATGGGATAAATAGTAATAATGGCAAATGCAGCGCAGTTAAATCTTAAACTTGGCATAGATGTTTCAAGCCTTTCCCGTGAACTTGGCAAGGTAGAAAGTAGAATGACAAAGTTTGGCTCACAGATGCAAAACATCGGTAGCACAATGACGCAGTCTATTACTCTGCCATTGCTTGGTGTCGGTGCAGCTTCGTTAAAGGCATTTGCCGACATGGAGAAACTGGAGAATGGATTGATTGCCATCATGGGTACAAGTGAAGGAGCAAAGGAGGAGTTAGATAAACTACGAAAGGTTGCTGAGAATCCTGGTCTTGCATTGCCGCAAGTTGTGCAGGATTCTGCCTCTTTACAATCAGTTGGAATGTCTGCCGATGCTGCAAGGGAAACTATAACACAGTTTGGTAATGCCGTAGCAAGATCTGGTGGAGGAGCGGAACAGTTTAGCGGAGTTACATTGGCTTTAAGTCAGATAAGTGCAGTTGGTAAGGTAACGCAAGAAGACCTTAATCAGATAAAAGAAAGGTTGCCAGAGTTTGCGCGTGTGATGAAAGAGGAATTTGGCACAGTGACTGCGGAAGGCATAAGAGCAATAGGTGTAAATAGTGAAGAATTTATAACGCGTTCTGTATCTGCATTAGCAAAATTGGAAAGGGCGCAAGGTGGTTTAGGTAATACATTTGATAATTTAAAAGATAATGTAACGGCATCTCTTGCAGAATTTGGCAAGGCTATAAATGAGTCATTAAATTTACAAGCAGTTGCAGAAAGTTTAAGCAAATATATACAAGGCTTAGTAGATGGATTTAAGGCACTTAATCCAGAAACGCAAGGCTTTATAGTAAAGGCTGCTTTAGTGGTTGCATCCATAGGTCCTATTATATTTATAGTAGGAAAATTAATAAGCACATACGGTGCTTTGGCAGGAGCCTCAAAATTAATAGTACAAGCAATAGGAAATATAAGTAAAGCATTTAGCTATTTAGCTGCCAATCCAATGATTTTAGTAGTTACTGCATCCATTGCTGCTATCGGTGCTATTGCCTTGTATGTTTATGATAACTGGAAGGCATTTAGCGACAACTTTAAAAATATATGGATAAACATTAAAAATTCCGTAATGGAAGGAGTAGCTAATGTTTTAAAAAATATTGATTATTTACAGAAAGCATTAGGTTTAAATCTATTTAATCTTGATGGTTTAACATCCTATCAAAAGGAGCAAAGAATAGTAGCTACAGAGTTTAAAAGTATTGGAGATACAGTTGATAGTTTAAAAGGCAAACTTGCATCATTGTTTACTACTGGTGCAAAAGCAACAGGTGGAGGTGGTGGTATTACTGCACCAACTATGCCGACAGAACCAAGTGTTACTAATCCTACAGGTGTTGGTAGTGGCGGTAGTGCAGCTGCATTACAACCAACTACACAAGCTTTAGGTATTACTGCTATGCTTCCAACATTGGATGTATTGCCAACAAAATTAAGTAGCGTAACTGCTGAAGCAGAAAGATTAAAAGAAACAACATTAGCACTAAACGATGCTACTACAAAATTCGTTCCTCCTATTCCTGCTATTGTAGCTTTTAAAACTGAAATAGAATCTTTAGGATTAAAGATGAATGAATTAGGTAACGCATCTATAAATATTAATTCTGCTATATCATCTGGTATCGGAGTTTTAGCAAATGAATTTGAAAAAGGTATAGGTTCATTTAATGATTTTGCTAATGCCGTTGTAAAAGGTGGTTTAAGTATTATAAAATCATTGATACAACAAGGTGTAGCAGCTGCGGTTTCAAATACATTAAAAGGGCCTGCTGGCACATTGGGCCCAGTCGGTGTTGCAGTTGCTGGTGCTGCTGGAGCATTGGCATCGGGATTATTTACAAGTTTAATTTCAAAGATAGGATTACCTAAACTTGCACAAGGTGGTATTGCTTATGCTCCAACTATGGCAATGGTGGGAGATAACAAAAACGCAAGGGTTGATCCAGAAGTAATTGCACCTTTGTCAAAGTTAAAAGGGATGTTAGATGGTGGCGGTTCTCCTTATGTTTTATCAACTCGTGTAAGTGGTTCTGATTTAATTGTTATAATGGAGAAAGCGAGAAATGTAAACACAAGAATAAGATAATGGCAGCAAGGTATACATCTACATTCTATTCAGAAAAAAGCCGCAAATATACTTTGTCAATAAATGACACAGTATTTTCCGGTGCTACAACAGAAGTAGAAATGCTTGATGCTGTAATTACATGGCAGTCTGAAGTTGAAAATGGTTTAGAAAGATATGCGCCTATTATTGCCAGTAATTTCAAGTTTACTATTATTATCAATACAGAAGCAATACAAGACTTATTAGATGATTTTTTAGTAGCACCAGAAGGTAGATTTACTATTACTTTAATAGGGCATGATGCAGCAAATAGTCCTAATTTTTATTGGTATGGATATATATTAGCTGATTTAGTAGAATTTGATGATGTGCCATTATCTGTGGGATATGCTTATACTATTAATGCAGTTGATGGCATAGGATGGTTAAAAGGAATTGATTACAAGCCAGATGGCTATGATGTTTACCAAGGAGATGATACTATTGTAAATCATGTAAATAATTGTTTACAAAAACTTACATACGTTCAAGATATATATGGCACAAGTGTAGGTATTTTAGCTACTGCCTTTAATTGGCATGAAGATAGTTGGACTTATTCCACATCTATTGATCCGCTTCTTAGAATGCGTGTAAATCATAAGGTATTTTATACTGTTGACACAAAAGACAATATAACTTACATGAAATGTTATGATGTTTTAAAAAGAATTATGAGTCCATTGGGGATGAGATTTTTCTTTTCAGACAGAAAGTTTTACATGATTCAGCCTAATATGTATCTTGAAAGTCCAGTATTATTATTTATTTATTATTTATCAAGTACATTACAACAAGCTACAAGTTTTTTACCTACTTTATTAAATGATAATTATAGCGGCTCAAATAAACTATTAAGATTTAGTGGTGGCAGATGGGGATATTATGGGCATATAAAAGATTTAGATGTTGAATATGAACATATAGCATCTGTTAATTTATTGTCTGGTAAAATATTTAATAATACAAACACAGAGTTTTTTACTGCTAATGACCTTGATTATAATAATAATGAGGCAACTATTACTTACACCTCTATAATGAAATATAGAGATAGTCAAGTAGGAAGTAGTACAATCGCTCCGCACATTGTTGAAGGTAGCTTTGTTATTGAGTTAAGACCTATTGTAGTGCCATTGATTGATTTTTTAACTGCCAACCGTTCACCAGAAGCCAATACATGGACACTTGGTACTGGATGGACTTTCTCCGATGGTGGAGGTGCTGCACTTGGTCATGCAAAAGCAACGAATGCAACAGGAGATTTAGTATATACTAATTTTACTCCAACCAATGGAGCAACCTATTATGTGAGCTTTGGAATTGAAGTTACAAGTGGTACATTAGTTTTAAAAATGGGTGGTGATACTTATAGTATTACTGCAACAGGAGAATACTACGAAAGGATAGTATGTGTATCAACTCAACAATTAACCTTTGATCCGAGTGGAACATTTAACGGTATAATTAATTACGTTAAAATAAATCATGTAAAATATTGGTTGAAAAGAGATGTTACATACAATGGCTTTCAACACACCTTTACTGCTCAAACTTGGGAAACTTCTTTTAACTATTATAAATTTGTAATACCTGGAGGTTCTTCAATTTTGCCTGCTGCTGGTGGAACAGTCAGTAATATAATAGTTAATTGGACATCTCCAACAATGCCAGAGAGCGGAGATGTTGGAGTAAGATTTTTAATTAGTCAAGTTAGAACTGAAACGGGAACCGATTTAATAGCATCCTATTTAAAATTTTACGAAATTGGCAATTTGTTTATGGAGCATTTAGCAGCTGGTAATTTAGATGGGCAAAATGATGTTAAAGTATTTGGTTCTTTTAATAATGACACATCAAGTATATCTGTTAAAAAACGTGTGTTTTTTGGTGATGGGCCTTCCCTTGGTTCACCTGGTGCTATTCGTGTGAAAAATACTGCAAATACATGGCAAGTTACTGATGGCAATGGTTGGAGGGTAGGTAATACAGGAGATGGAAAAAACATTAATCAATTATTAGTTAATGAAATTATTAAAGGTCAGTTGTTTCCGGTTAGAAAAATGGTTGGTATGAATTTCCAAATACTTGATAGAAATAATCCTTGGTTTCCGCACCTTGCAATTATAAATAATAGCGTTACCTATATAATGGAAAATGCTGCGTTAGATTTAAAGACAGATATAGTTAATGGTACATTTGTAGAAATAACAGACCAAAGCTAATGGGATATACTGAAAAAACAGTTTTATTAAGAGGTTTGGATTTTGATTCTGGTAGAACATCAAATCGAAGTGCTGGAGGTGTAGCAGGAACAGGTTCTATAAATCCTACAAACAGCGAACCAAATACACAAAATAATAGTGTAACAAAAGTATTTACAGAAGAATTTCTTGATTCTTATACTGCAATACTCACAGTTACAAAAAATGGAGGAGTATTACCAGGTGTTACTCAACAAATATTAGTTTTCCAAAATGGTCAATTATTAGTTGATAGTCAATATAGTGTAGCTGGTTCAAATATTACTATTGATTCAGTCACACATTACGATGGTTCTAATTACATCATATTTTTTATAATTATATAATGGAACAAATACCTACACCTAAGAAAGAAAGAAAGTTTTTAAAAGCCATTGTGCGCGTTGCAGGTGTTTTAGTGCAAGAGCTGGCACTTGGTTTAGGAAGAAAATACATAGGTAAAATGATAAACAAAATTAAAATTCCAAAGAAGAGAGAAACGCTATCCTTTCTCCTCCTCCTTTCCTGCACCTTTGCTTTTGCCCAGTACCCAGCAACTGGAAACAAACAAAGGTTAGGTTATCAGACCAGTGGCGATGGGTTGACTTTTCGAGGTCGTGCAAGCGATACAACGGCTTTAAAACCTTCTACTATAAATAATGCTTATCATTTATTTGACACAGTTAACAATGTCTTATTTAGCTATATTAAGACTAAAGGAGGATGGAAGTTTAATAATTCGGACACGGTTATTATAAACGGTGTTACCATGCCATTTGATTCTATCACCTTTAACACGGCAAAAGATGGAACAGTGGGAGTAGGTGAGGTTGAATATAATGACACGCAAGGAAGTTTAATTCAAGGTTTAATAGGAGGGGATGTTACCAATGTTATTGGACAACAATTACACCAACGGGTTAACAATCGCACGGGAGCA